GGGCTAGTGCAACACTAACCCCATGAAACTCCTCGAAAGGCGTTTCGATTATCATTCTAATGATTATACCCCCCCCCTCTTCTTTTCTCTCTCTCCCCCCCCCTGTGTTTCTCTCTCCCTGTGTAGTAGTAGTAGTAGTAGTATAATAATAATAAATATATAATAATGAAGAAACTCCTACCTACTGTTGCACTACCCTCCTGTTTTGGGCGGTTTCTATTATTCTAGCCCCCCTGCCCGCCTTAGAAACATCAATTTGCATAGTTATAGGTATAGCATATGAATATACATCATAGGTATAGGTGCAATTGAAACGACCCATATGAAATGGAGTCTATTTTGCAGGATAATATTTCATACCTAAACTGACATAGGCAGGGGAGAGCATCTAAGCCACTTTCATTCTATTCCGCCTTTCCATATGGTATGGTTCTTTGTCCAAATACCCTAAGAATACAGATTTTCGGGTTTTAGCATGAACGTAGCAACCGTGGGGCTTTGTGCAGGACGCCATGAAATCAAGACCAACGATGGACAACCCGTTGAACAATTCATTTTCCAAGAGATTGAGAATCCCTTGGACTTTGAATACCTTCGGAGCGTTTCCATCGCTTTCAACGCTGCACTCGATGTTTTCGGTGCTGATGTTTTGCACCTTTACGTCACCGGCCTTACTTCTGCTTTGACCGCTTTTCTGGCGGTTTGCAGCACTCCCGACAGCGTGATTTTGATGCACTTCAACCGCGAAACGGGTAAATATGAGCCTCAGGTCTTTTACTGAGGTCATAGGGCGAAAGCCCCCCTTCGGGGTCTATCCCAAAGTAAGACCATATGGTAGCAACTTTGGTTGACTAACCCTATGAATCTGATTATCCGGTTTAGGGTATGATGACCCGAAAGGATTTCGAGAAGTTTGCATGGTCTTTTGCTCGAATTGTGGCGAGGCACTCTAACACAGAATACACCCTTTACGGGGTCTATGATTTGATTTATGCCTTTTGCGACACCTGCAAGCAAATCAACCCGCGTTTTGATGCTGAGCGTTTTATGGCGCAAATTGAGAAGGACGCAGAAAACTTTCCTGCGGAGGGATGAATATGGACAACTGTAAATACTGCAAAAGCGAAAGATGCGGAACGTCAATCCGTTACTGCCGGACTTGTTCCGGTGTGACTGAAATGCGAGCGTGTGATGAGCGAGCAGATGATGAAAGATGGTGCAACGGGAGGCGGTGTTAAGCCCAAAACGACCAATGACCCACCCTTTAGGGGGTGGCGAGGTCATTTAGACCAAAGTAAGACCATATGGTTGTTATCTTTGTTGAACAACCGTAAGAATACCGACAATTCGGCATGGGTGCTGAAATAGGCACAAAATGAGGTATAACGATGAAATACGAGACATACTGCAATTATTGCGGCTACGACATTGTGATTGAAGGGGTTGTAATCAACAATTTCGACCCTGAGGAAATTTTTTGCGAGGAATGCGGTGAGGAACCGTTGTCCGAGGAAGAGAAAGCCCGAAAAGCCGAGGAACGGCGAACCTGCGACATTGAATGGCTTAGGTCAATTTCGCACCACTTCGACACCGAGGCCATGAAAAAAATCGTCGCCTTGCCCGGTTATGCCGACAAAGGCATCACAATGGCCGACCTCGCTTGAATTGCGAGCAATCGGAACAACTCACGGCAAACGCCGAGGCCGGACGGGAGGGGGCTGCGGCCCCTTCTCGTCCTCATCGGGTAATTGAAGCCCAAAGTATCAAACCATATGGTTTATTGCTTTGTTAAATGAAATGATAAACCCCATATACCTTCTTTTGGTCGTTTAGGTGTCGAAGGGGGACACAAAACCGGAGACACAACCTAACGAGGTGAACATCATGGAAAAAGATACAGAATATTGGACTTCAAAGGTCCAAACGGTGAATGCATGGATGGAGCAGAATGACGCGGGCAGTATGTCTGAAGTCTTGAGGCTCCAAAACGACCTGTTGGCGGCTAACGTCGCAAATCCTACCGAGGCGGAACGTCTTTGGACGGCAATTCGCGCCATTGGCGCTATGCTCCCAAATACGTTTGTCAAGCGCGGTCGCGGCTCGACTCTCTCACCGGAGATTCAGGCCGCTGTGGATTCTGTGGCGAATGCGGTCGAAACTGCCTTTGCGGGCTTTTATGAGGCGAATTGGGCTCTTCTTTCGGGAATTGTCCTTCCTCACGGAAAGACGGGCGGTTCTTACGCTTCGGCTCAAGATGCCGCAAAGAACGAAGGAGCGCGTGTTTCGCGTGTTCTGAAGACGGCTCTCAAGGAGGACCGTTGGGATGGCTCCGCTCAAGACGGAATGCCGCTCAACCTGATTCCTCCAATGGCCTCTGAAACGGAGGGCGATGAAGAGGAGTGATTTTCGGGATTGTGTCCCCCTTTGGCCCCTTTGCCCCCTTCGGGGGGCATTGGGGTTCATTGCAAGCAATCAAAGTCTAGAACCATATGGTATGGCCTTTGAATGAAATATACCTTAATCATCTTTAACTGCCGGTTAGGGATGGTTAGTATTTTCCATTCCCTCCCCGGTATTCGTGACTGAACGGGTGAAATAAAATAACCGTTTTCCTCAGACGTAGCGAGGCGCGTGGAAGTTGTGTCGAAACTCCTGCTTTAACCCAGCACAAGGCAACATTAAGCAAAGCACCCCCGCATTGCTTGAAATAAATTATGAGTTGGTGGTGATGCCTAAGTCACATTATGTGGCCCATGATTCCCTATTCCAATGGTTTAGGGATAGTGCGTCAAAAAAGGCCTCATAATTGGTCCATTAAGCCGATGCCCTAAAATAATTAAGCGAATTGAATAGAAATCTGAATTGCGCTACCGCCGGGGCAAATCATCCTTAATTGGATGATTTTGGGGGTAGCGTTTTAACAAACTCAAAGACTACTACCATATGGTTCGCACTTTGGTTTATGCAGAACCTCGCCTCCCTGCCCCTAAGGGCAGGAAGGGTCATTGGTTCCCGTTTTCCCCTCATTCATCGTAGTGAATCATCTTTCGCAGCGTGTTGATGGTGTCGAGGCATTCACGCAAACGCCTCAATTCGTCGCGCTGGTTCTGCCAATAACCATGATATTCATCACGCTTCTTTTGGGTTTGACGCAAAGCGTCCTGTGTCTGTTCAGCCACTTGCATCAAGTCAATGAGAGCAGTTAGGGTGTTCTCGCTGAGGTCTTCTGTCTTCGTCACTTTTTCAAGCGTTTTTGCGAGTTTTAGAGCATGATTGACGCTCACAAGCCCACAATTCGTCAGGTTCCTGATTTTCTGTTCTGTTACCATGTTTTTTGCCTCCTTGGACACCCAAAGGTAACAATTACGGTTTATGGGGTAGCCAATAGCCAAAGTAGGCTACCATATGGTTTGGACTTTGCATTGTAAATGAAACCCTATTATTATTTTTTCTTTTGGCGACTTACATGAACATTCCCGTCCTACGGGGGTCAATGCGCCTAAGAAAAATTGGGGCCTCATGGGGAGATTTGACACAATCACTCTTCCTCGTTCACCTCCTGAACGGGGAAAATCTGAGAATACAGCCCTTCGCGGGTTCCATCCCAGATTTCGTCGTTGTATCGCTTCTTCAGGTCAGAAGCCATTTTCGCCGCATGGGTTTCAATGACTTCATCCTGATTGGCGAAAAGACCGCCACCGCTCTTTCCGTGCTTTCGCATCAAATAGCGGTTTTCTGCGGCATTCCACGCCAGACCCATTTCAACGCCGTAATCGTGAGAAATGGCATCAATGAGGGTTTGGACCTCAACAGGCAGGGAAGAACCACGGCCCTTCTTGATTGGCGAATTGGGCAGCATTGCTGCAATTGCCCTGATTGCTTGCCAAAGGCGGTCGCGGTCTTGTTCGGTTTCGGCAGGGAGGGCCATTTGTGCTTCAAGCACTTGAGCCATCGCGCCAGCGTCGTTTTCGTTCATCCACGCACGAACTTTTTGAAGGTTCTTTGCATACTTTTCTTGTTCCATGATGTTTCACCTCGTTTTGGTGTCTTGTCTCCCCATGAGACAACTAAGCCTTCAATTTGGGGACTAATAGGGTTTATTTCATTCTTCAACTCAAAGTCCAAACCATATGGTAATGCTTTGAATTACCACAAGGGACTTACGGATTAACCTGCCCTTGTGCCTAATTTAGCACCAATCACCTTCAAAGTCTTCAGAGCCCATCGCTTTCATAAAAGCAACACATTCATAGCACCAATTCCGGTCATACATGAATTTATAGCCCCTGATTACAGGATGACGGCTGCATTCATATTTGCCCCTTTCACGAGGCGTTCCGTCTGAGTATGTTCCGCGATTTTTCTCATATGGCTTCTCTTCCATGTTGAAAACTCTATTTTGAGGGATTTAGGGTTATTAACCAAAGTTACAACCATATGGCTTTGTTCCAAATTTTTTATTTCAATGTTTATTTTGCAACGTTGATTTTATTACTTCAACCATGCTAAATTAACATAAAAACTCGCCATTTTGCGCCATTGGTGTCAATCTGGTAGCAATAGTTTGGCCTACCGGCATGGTTATATGCCCTACAAGACTACGACAATACGAGGGAAGCATTTGGCTACTGAAGATTCAGTCAAACAACATCTTAGTGCAGTAGTTGCCTCTATCGAGTCATTACTCGCAGACATACAGGGAAACGCTGCTAAAGATAGCAAGCAATCCGATGAAGTCAAACAACTCGTTAAGGAGATACAGAAACAATTAAACACAGTCAAAAAAGAATTACTTGACTACATGAACCCCAAAACCGTTCAAACAACATTGTTTTGATTCGATTGTTTACTTTGCAAATTAAACATTTAAATGTTAACATTTTTTCGTTAAAATAAAAAAGCGCAGGTTAGAAGATTCAAATTTTAAACTGGAAATACATAAATTAAAATTTAAAAATAAACGCTAGTGCCAAAAAAATTCCGCGCCATTTTTTGAGAAACTTTTTCATTATACAGCATAGGTGAGCAATATGAGTTGGGAAAAAATTGTTAAACAAGAAACACATCTTCTAGATGCAAAAGAATTCATAGACAGAGCAATTATTAGTCTAGCAAGAACAGGCGAACATGGAGAAGTTCGTATGGAATTAACTCGCATTCTCGATAAACTGTGATAAAAAATTCCGCCCCATTTTTTTGAGAAAAACAAGGTGACTAATATGACTTGGGAAGACGTTATTAAAGAAAATCCAAAATTTAGGATGGGTGGGAGAGTTACTCACAGTCCTCAAAAAGCCGCTAGATTTACTGAAAGTATGATTAATGATTTGCTAAAAGAGATTATGGAATTGGAAACAGTTCAAGAATTAGCAAGAAATGATAACCTTACTAGAGTTGCACACAGAGCCTTTGCTGATGGGTTAAATAGAATCCTCGGTTATAATGAAGAATTACGTGATATGTTAAAAGAATAAGGTGATTAATATGACTTGGAAAAACATCATATTAAAAAATGAAGAATTTAAAGACGAGAAATTTTTTATTAGCGAAAATGGTAACAGTTTCATAAGTGGCTCGTTTAATACCGCTGACTTAAGATTCGGTTTAAAAGGCTCTACCTTTGGTAAAATTATAGATTTAGCCAAAGGCCACAAAGATGCTTTTAAGTCTTATTCCATTGATACAAAAAATGGAGTCATTTTAGATTTTAAGATGGACCCCTATAATGAAAAGATGAATGAGGCATTTGACACGTTAGTGACTGAGATTTATCAATTGTTAAGAAAATCAAAATATGTGAATCTGTTTGCATGAGGTGAGAATTATGACAGACTTCGATTGGTATAACCAAAAAGAATACAGTTTCACAAAAGCCCCTATGTGCCGCGTTTCAAAGTGCGCGGCGCGATTGTGTGTTTATAACGCAGGTGGAAAATGCACCCTTCCCGAAGTTGAAATCAACTCAAAGGGAAGTTGCGAATCTTTTAGGGATGAAGGCGAAAGAGCATTAGGTAGTCTTAATCAAGCAGGAAGAACTCCTAAGATGGACCTTCCAAACCCTCTTAAGAATGTTCAAGACCATTTGAAGCGTAGGTGATATTATGACTTGGTTTGATATCGTAAAGATTCAAACCGCTAATAGTATGTTTTCCGAATTGGCTAATCCGAAGCAAAAGGTAGCAGAAGTTGAAACATCTGGCGACTCCTGCTGCGAAACTGCTAGAGAACAATTAAAAGACCTTATATTGAATAGTCAAGGTTATCTATTAACAAGAACAGGTGCTAAATTATACGGTCAAGATGCAGCAAACCACATTGATGGCAAAGATTGTCAATGGTTAAAAAGTTTCATTCAACGAAGGTATGACACAAGAAATCACTCTAGTGTAAACCCCAGAAATAAAGAAGAAATTGAAAGAATTTATAATGATTGGGAGGAATGTGAACGTGCCTGAATGGTTTGAACTTCTGAAGATGCTTTTACCGCGTCAGTTTATGGAGAATATCCAAAACGATTACGGTGGTAGTTTCAAGGGTGGAGTAAATAAGAAGGGAGAACCTGATTTTGAACTCGTTTCAGATTGGGGAAGAGTTACACTTAAACAGGGATATGACGGAAAGTTACATGTGGTGGTTGTTCTTAGCAATTCAAAAAATATTTCAATTTCCGGCTATAATCTAAATAAAATGCTAACGCAAGTCAATGCCTTCCTCAACAGAGAGTTAAATAACGAGGACGCTCTCAAGGGAGCAGGAGCGGTAGTTTCAACAACGCCCGGTATTCACAACTTAAGATATTCTAAGAGGGATAAGGATGGTAAAGAAGAAACAGACAATTGACCACCCGACTCTTCCCGGTGTAAAAATTACCGTTGAAGATTTAAGAATTTCGCAACCTTTCCTTAATTGGAAGAACAAATGTGAAAGTCTTAGTGGTGATGATATCGGCACTAAGGAAGAATCTGGTAGCCTATACGAGCAAATTACCCAACACGTCAATGATATGGTTAGACGCCGTGAATCCAAAAATGATGGAACAGACGGAGCATTTATTCTTCTAAATGATATTTCAGATATTTTACAAGAACCATATCCTGCTTCAAAAGAAGTTAAGGAATTACGCAGGTTTATTGAAAAATTGGATGAATTTAGAGTAGCAGATTCTACTCTTAATCCTAGAAATACCCTATTTAGAGAACATGAAGACTATGCCAAAGTTCGCGGGAAGGTCGTTCCTCGCGGTAAGAAGGTTGAAATTTACGGTCACTATAGAACTCCTCAATTTAAAGCAAAAACAGGCGCAGAATGGTCTGCTCCGAGTAGTTGGGCTAGCAGGGAAAAGAACCGTGCAACCCCTCCTTACTATCAAGCCCTCTTTGGAACAGGAACAGAAGGTTTGGGGATTACGGGTCTTTACTACATTATTGAACAGGCTATCGAAGATATCGAAGAAGCCGAAGTGGACTTAACTATTACCAATATTGGCCTAATTAACAAATTGACAAAATTAAGCACCTTAGGTTCTTATCTTAACAATATTCTTAAGAATCCAGAGTTTTATACTGAAGACTCGCTTGATTCGGCTAAGATTGCTCGACACTTGAAAGTTACTCCTTTTGAAGTAACAGGAAAGGTAGGCGATGAAGTTGAGCGCATTTTTGGTATTGAAGGAGAAATTAATGAAATCTTCTTTGATTTGTCCCCGAAGAACGTAAGAGAATTGTTTAGTCGGGCTGCTAGCAGAAACCCAAAGGTTCCTGAAAATTTTGTTAATCCCAAGACTAAGAAAGAAGTTGTCATGAAATGGGATGATGTTCTTAGGGCGTGATTAAATGGATTGGAAAACAATCCTTAAAACATTTACAGAAGAAGATGTAGAAAAATTCAAAAAAGTAACTGAGGAATTTTTGGGGAAGGAGTATTCAGAAAACGTGTTCAATACTGTAACTCCTAAAAATTTAATGCGGGTAGTTATGGCAGAAAAAGAAGAAATGTTAGCAAATCTACGGGCTAGCATTATGAGTATTAATGCTGAAGACCTCAAAAATATGCAAGATTACATTTCTGCTCTTGAAGAAATTATAGCGTGAGGTTTTGATATGGTTATGAGAAAACGCTGTGGGCTGTGTATGCACGAAGACCGCGAAGCGTTGGAGGCCGGATTAGAAACGGGTCGTCTTGACCCGAATACGCTCGACAGGGACCAAGATTGGCGAAGCGGAACTGTTGCACAACACTTAAGAAATCACATGGGAGAGTATGAAACAAGTTCAAATCCCCGTTGTGCGTTATGCACGGACCCATTACGCAAACACTACGAGGTTGCGATTAACGAGGGCAATATCACAACTGAAGCGATTTCTCAAGCGTTGGGGACTACGAAACAGCAGGTCCAACGCCACATGAAGCACCACTTGACGCCGATAGTGCAGGAATCTGCGGCCACTATCATAGCGAAAAAGGAAGTAAATGAGATTGAAATGCTCTCAAAGAACATCCAACGGTTAGATTCTGCGTTAGACGTAGTGTTCGCTGAAGATGACTTTGACCCTAAGGTAGTTGATTCTCTTACCAAACTAGCAAGAGAGGTTCGAGAGAGCCTAAAATACCTGATGCAATTCAAAGGTGAGTTTGTTAACAAGACTGAGCATACTGTAATTCATAAGCAAATGGAGATTGTTCAGGAAGTTTTGGCAGAATCTGACCCACAAGTTTGGCTTCGCATCAAAGACCGTTTCCAAAGTGAACTCCAATGAGGTGATTTGGAGTGGGCTTACTTCAAACTCTCAACCTTATGCCGACTATGAACAAGACGGCACTTGAAGCATGGGCAAAAAGACAAGACCCTAGCAAAAAATCCTCTGGAAAAAGAGAGGAAATGGAATTTTTATCCGAAGCATTAGAGGGTGAAGACCCTGTTCGCTTCAAAATTAACTTAAAAGAATACATTCGGCAAAAAAATCCTCAAAATGAGGAAGCCGTTGATGAATTTTTGGAAAATGTTGGTAAATCTATGGGTATGGTTCGTGTCAAAACTGCCCAAAGAAGAGAAATTTACCAACTTTTGTTCGAAAAATCTAAAATTTACTACGGATTTTTGAAAGAATCTGGCGCAAGGCCTAAAATTTCTGTTCAAGATTTAGCAGAAGAGGAAGATTTGGATAAATTATTGGAAATTTATAAAAAATCTACCTTTTCGTTTAAATCCTTAAGTAGAATACCCGCCAAAGATAGAAAACAGACAGTTTTTAATTTAATTCGGTTAGCAAAGGCTTTCCCTGAAGAGGTTGATTTCTTAAAATTTAAGAGATTTGTTAGATTTACTGTGAAAGGTAAAAAATATGAAACTGAGCCTAAAGAATATCTTCTAAATACGGCAGAAGGAAAGGCGGCTCAGGATAAAAAACTAACTGAGAGCGAAAAAGAAGAAATCGCTCCTATTATGTTAGATGCGAATATTTTTAGGGAAAAAACAGAATTGGTTTTAGAGTATTCCCCTGCCTATCAAGCCCTAATGGATGCTGAATATAAATTTGATATCCCTGTCGAGTTAGAAGTTGATTTCGACTATAACCAAGATGTTCAAGATAGAGACTTGTATAACTTCATGCGTGATGTTGAGAGCAACAAGAAGTTAGTAAAGGATTCTATTGACGTAGTTTTTCCAAAAATTAACGGAAAAGGCTTGGAAGACATTTACGATAGAGGAAAATTCGTTACTTCTTTCGTAAACCTTTTTTATGATGATTCTATAAACAAAGAACAAATGAAAGATTGGATGCGTAGGAATATCCTTTCTCCTAAATTGACTGAAATTCTTAGTGTCCAAGCAAAACAAAGTAAACAAGAAGTGGATATTGGTGCAAAATTCATTGAAACCGTTAGAAGAAAAACTAAGGGAAATGCTCAAACATACCTATATCCAAAAGACATTCCTATGTTTTTAGAAGTCCTAGAGACTGTAAATAAAGAAGGAATTGAAATGAAAGTGTTGGGAGAAATGGATAATAATTACATTGTTAATATCAGATTCCCTGACCCCTTAAACGAAAATTACAACGAATCAATTATTGATTATTTTACTGACGAACAAGTAGAATACGAAGAAGAATATCAATCAGTTGAGCCTTTTGATATTGATGAAGTATCAGATGATGAAATTGAGCAGATTACCAATCTGAGTTACGCTATTCCTATTTTAGTAGCAAGTGATGAGTTTGAAGATGCAATTACTAGCAAGAACATGACGAAAGGTATTGCCTCTCCCGCAGGATTCTTCGCTACGTTAGCAATGATTGTTCAAAAGTATAGCGACTATCGAGCAGAAGACGAATGTGATGAATTATTCACCGAGATGGGGGAGGGTTCAAAGGTCGTGTCGCCATCCGTGCAACAGAAGGCTACGGAAATTGCTGATAAGATGGCTGAGAAACTACTCGAAATCAAAGAAGCATTCGTGGATGGTGTAAAAGACAACTTAGAATCAATTTCTAAGAATCCATCAGAAAGGAGCATTCTTATGACGAATGAGAAACTTCTTAATATGTTGACTAAGAACAAAATTATCTTAAATCTTGAAACGGAGGTAGAAGAATGAACATGGAATATTTTGAAGAAAAATATGGAAAAGAGGATTTGTCCTCTATCGTTCCAGAATATATTAAAATTCTAGGAGAGCAAGGTGAAAGAAAGGCACTTAGATTTCTTAGAAATTTTATTTCAGAAAGGGCCAATTACGACGCTTCTCAATTAAGGCAAGAATCTAAGGCATTGGCTGATGCAATAGAAAGTTCTGGCGCAGCGACTACTGAAGAAGGTGGTCTTGAAACCATTGGTGTTAGGCAGTTAGATGATTTCGTGGCTTCATTAAATCAGTATATTTCTCGACAAGGAGAAAAATATACTGTTGAGAATATTAAGGAATCTGATATTAGAGACCTTACCAGAGGAATTATTCAGATTGGAAGTAATAAGAATATCAACCCTCTTAAGAATAAATTAGAGAAAATTCCTGACTTAGACTTCCTTCAACCTGATTTACTTAAAAAGGTAAAGCGTCTATATCAAGAAGCAAAGGAATTACACGACAAGAAAAGAATTTCTAGAACTTCTGTAATTGTCAACTTTATGCCTCAACTTCGTAAGCCTTTCAAGTTAGGATTAAAACCTGAACAGAGAGAGAAAATTTACGATGAGTTTAATAAGATGGTAGGGGATTATAATAAACTCATTGACCTATTTGAAAAGAATGAAAAATTGATTGCAGGAAATGAACATCTTGAGAAGATGGCAAGTCTTGTTCAAGATATTCAGTTTTTGCATGATTATCCCGTTAAGAGCATACCTTCTTTAGATGAAGTGGGTGCTGCATCCACAATTATTGACAGAATTGCTGCAAACTTAGGTGCAGCAATGGCTTTTGACGAATTTGATGAAGAAGAGGGTTCATTAGGTTTAAATATTGCAACTTTAGAAGAAGATGTTGAGAGAGACATTAAAGAAGTTGAAAAATTCTTCGATTCAATTTCCTTAGACCCTCTTTCTATTATTCATTTGAGGGCGAACCTGAACTCCTTAGCGATTAAAGGTCTTCTTTTCCAAGAAGAAAGTAGAGAAAAGGTTTTGGCTCTAGTTAGGCAAGAGTTTATTGAGCCTGCATTAGAACAAGCAAAGGGAACAGAAGAATTCCCTGAGTTTAAGGAAAATATCGAAGCGATTTTTGAAGAAATACAAGACAATTTTGAAGAAATGTATGATTCTGACTATACGAAAGAATATACCTTGCCTGTGTATGCGGCTAATAGTCGCTATCTTCAGGGATTATATGACTTGGACGTAAAAGAGAATGAAACTATTGATTTCTTAGATGCTTTCGTTCAAGCATTATATGAAGAGCCTCCACAAAAGAGAGGAAGCGTTGAAGTAGCAAACTTGCCGGATAGTCAAACGGGGTTAACTAGAGAATCTTTCTTAGATAGAAAGTATTATGCTATTGCTGCTGAAGGTAAACAGAAAGAGTTTTCTGGTGAGATGCAGGAATTTATGAATAAACTTTCATCTCTTGTTGAGAAAACTTTCTTCAAAACACTTACGATTCTAGATAGAATTAACATTTCTCCATTTTACCATGACCATCCATTTAAATATGCAATGAAGAGTTCAAAGACTCTTGAAGGTTCTTTTGCTTCTAGAAGAGCAGGTAAGAGAGTTCTTCGTAGGAGGACAGTTACTCCCATTCTTCAATTCTTTAATTTGTTTAAGTCAGTAGGTTCCCAGACACCTGTTAGTGATTACTTAGTTAAGGGAAAGAGAGCAGCAATTGAATTGGCTAGATTCTATGGCTTTAGTAAATCTGATGCTGAGTATAAGAAAATCCTAAAGGAAGTTGCTTCTCTTATCGGATATCAATTAAGCAAAGTTGGTAGTGCAGCAAAGGATGTTAAATACCCTGAATTTAACAAAACCATTGCTGATATTTATAACGAGTTGAAGATTGACCGCCCATCCGATATTGAAGCATTTAGCACAATGCTAAGAATTATTAGTTCGGAGATTGCTCAAGTTGATGAAAATGATGCTAAGAAACTCATTGAGTTAGGAAGAGCGTTGGGTATTGGTGAGAAAGAAACTACTCGCTTAAACAAGGCTTTACTAGAAGCACATGATATGTTAAAAATAATGAAAGGGGAGAAAGTATTTATTTCCTATCTGAAATATCAAGAAGTTGATGATATTATCAAGATGCAAGAATATCTGAGCGAAGATAATCTCGACCTTACTGCACTTGAAATTGAAAACATTGTAAAGGCTGAGGATTCGTATAAGTCTATTGGGTTAGACTATGGTGTTTCATCTGAAGTGGTTTACAAAATTAAGGCTCACTTCCGGTGATATTATGCCTATTCAGCAACGTAAAGATGGTTGGTATTGGGGCAGCAAAGGCCCTTTTCCTTCCCGTAAAAAGGCGGAAGAAGTAGCGGCTGCTGCCTATGCAAGCGGTTACGTTAAGAAGTGGGAAGAGGTTCTCAAGAAGAAGTCCACGGTCAATTCAGCGGGCAATTACACGAAGCCTGCTCTCCGTCGTCGCCTTTTCAATAAAATAAAAAGAGAAGGAAAGGGTGGAAAACCCGGTCAATGGTCTGCTCGAAAAGCCCAAATGTTAGCACAGGCATATAAACGCGCAGGTGGTGGCTATCGTGACTGATTGGAAAGAAGTCTTAAAGGTTATGGCTGAACCTCAAAAAAACCTTAAGAGGTGGACGGAAGAGGAATGGGGAAGTCAAGCACAACATCGTGCTAAAGAAAAAGGTCAGACCCCACCTGCAACAACTGAAGGTAAAAGAATGTTGCCCGTTAAAACATATAAGGTAACTCCTAAAGACAGATTAGATTATCAAGATAGAAAGAAAAAGGAAGGAACCAAGCGAGGAAAGCAGCACGTTCCAACAGGAAAAAAATTCAGTCAAAGGTGATTAAATGGATTGGAAGACTGTTCTTAAATTTGAAAAAGAGGCAGTTGATAAATTCAAGGAACTTATGTTAGAATGGTATGACGAAGAATACTTCGATGAATTTATACGAGGAGTTAAAAGAAGTAATCTCCATGCTTATATTGCTCAGGAAATACGGAGTCTTGAAGAACATATAAGATTAATAGATGGCGTCATTAATATGTCTGAAGAAGAAAAACGAGAAACAATCATGGAATATAGAAAAGGAATAGATGAATTAAAAGAATTAATGGCTTAGGTGTTACTCATGAATTGGTTTTCTATATTAAAAGTAGATATTGACCTTTTTGTGGATTCTGATGAAGCATATAGAGAAATTGGCAGTAGTCAGCCTTTGGCTATTTATAACATACCTTCTGATACTATAAAGGTCAATTTACCAAATATTGCCAGAAATCTTAGACAAGTTCTAGGAAGAGAACCAACAGATGAAGAAATTGCAAGAGTTTATACTAAATTAATATCACATGAAAGCGGTCATGCTGCTGATGTAGGATTTGCCAGACTTGATGAATATTTTACGAATCATGAGAGCACCCATGAAGATACTGAATATGTAGCATATTTAACACAATTTGGTAATAATGTTTTCAATGCAATAGGAAGGTATTTACAACATCCATCTGTTAAAAAAAGAGACCCTAATGATAAGTCTATATTTCCAAATAGAATTCTAAAAGATAGATACAAAAATTTACTGAAACTATATCAATGGGTTGGGCAAACTGCAAGCACTAACAAATTGCGTAATGAATTAATTCTTATGGAATTAGCAGTTCAAAAAAGATTCAAAGGAGAAGCAAAGACTCGTTTCCCAATTAATGCTAGTATGGCTAGGCAAAGATATACAGATTATAACGGTAAGCCTTTACCAAAAGCAGGCGAGTTAATCAATAAAATTTGGGGGAAATGACCTGAATTGGAAAGATATTGTTAAGGCTTCCCCGCTAAAAATAGTGGGCTATTGGGGAAGTTGGGACGACGACATTAAAATGCCTAAGCCAAATTCCGCCACTTATGACGTTGCTTCCGTAGCCGACAGGTTGAAGAGCGCGGATTACATCAGAGGTTTCAGGGGCAGTTCTGTTTGCCGTATCTGTCAAGAAAGAGTAGGCTCAGGTGAATTAACCAATTATGAATACGTTTTCCCTGAGGGACTTTATCATTACGTTGAGGAGCATGAAGTAGCATTACCTAATTTCTTAATCGAAAGTCTAATGGAAGAACATGAGACTAATGACATTCAATTAGAAAGTATTAAAAGAATGAACGAACATAATTTACCTAAAGATATGATTCATCGGTCAGGTTCAATGATAAATATTTCTATAAGCAGCGAATGGTCACAATGGTTAGAAGAAACGGGACTGACTAATGAAGAAGCATTAGAACAATATGATTTAACATACTCAAATAAAAGAAACATAGAAAGGAGGATGGGGCTATGACTTGGAAAATTATTTTGAAAGAAGACTTTGAAGATATTGATTCTTTTATTAAAGAAATGAAAAAAATTAGTCAGATGGCTATGAGTCAATTTAAACATTTCGATTCTAAAACTAACAGCGAATTTGATTCTTTGGAAATGAACGATTTAGCAACTGCTATTAGTGATATGGGTAGGGCTGTTACAGTTTTAGAAAGAATGAGAAACACACAAGAGGAATTACAATGAGTTGGGAAGATGTCCTTAAAAAGAAACCCAAAAGCGAAAGGTCAAAGGCTTTAGAAAGAGCCAAGGCAAAGGGACTCAAAGGACTAAATAGTCCTCAAAGATTAAATGATGGTTCAGGTAAATCTCATCACGTTATGGCCTTTGAAGGTGGAAAAGGAAAATACATTAAATTCGGTCAAGCAGGCGTTAAAACAAATCAGACAGCAGGACAGCGAGAAGCATTTAAGTCTCGCCATGCTAAGAATATCAAACGAGGAAAAATGTCTGCGGCATGGTGGGCTGATAAAGTAAAGTGGAGTCCAAGCAAGACTAAAGAGAAAAAGAATAAAAATTGGCGTAAGGGGTCGTGATTTTATGAATATCAGCGAAAGAAGTTTCTCTGAACAAGAGACTAAGAAAATTTTTGCTGATGCAGGGATTGATTGGAAAACCCGCTCCGAAAGATACGTCGGCTTGAAAGATACTGTTTTTGAAAGAGTTTCAGGCCAATGGTGGATTGCTTATGACGAAGGAAAACCTGTGGCTTCTTATGGAATAGGAGAAATGGATAACTTTTATTTATCCTTAGGGGCTGTGAGTTATAAACCGGGAGCAGGCAGTTTAGTAACAAAACACGTAATTGACTCACATGGCGATAAGCCCATCGTAGCGAATGCCGCTTCTCCAGCAGGTAAAAAACTACTTGATAAAATGGGATTTAGAGAAATTCAAATTAAAGATGGCTTTATTCAAGATACTGATATCCCAACTGAAATTAAATCTGCATTAGAAGTTGCTAACGAAAGAGGCGGAACCGTTTTAAGAAAGATGTATCTCTTAATGCCTAAAAATTGGTTTGTTCTTTTAAGGAGGTAAAAATATGCAAGCCTCTTTTGACCTACAAGAATCAATGGATATGAAATTATCCGCCAATTCTTTTCCTTATTTCTTTCAACAGGTCTTAGGTTTCGATTTCCCTTCTTACATTCAAGAATGGCATGATTTGATGAATGATACTCAAAGAACAGTTATCATTTGTTCTCGTGACCACGGTAAATCTGTATTTATGCACAGTTGGGTGGTATGGAACTTAGTTTTCCAAGAGCCTCCGTATCAAATGCTATACATTTCGTCTAACCAAAAGCAGACTATGGTTCACATGAGAGACATTGATAAAATCTTCACCCATCCTTATCTTCAAAAATTTAAACCTCCTCGCGGTTGGGCTATCGGAAACATTACCCTCACAAATGGAAACCAAATCCTTGAGCGTTCTGTTGGTTCTCAGATTCGTGGCCTTCACCCTCAAGAAATCATTATTGACGACCCTCTAAAAGAATTCAGTATGACCGCTATCCAAAAGGTTACTGATTGGTTCTATGGAGACATGATTCCTACGCTTCACCACACCGCATCTTTGCGTGTAATTGGAACACCTTTCAGTTATACTGACATTTATCAACAGTTGGCTGAAAATGAAGCCTATACTGTTAGAACCTACCCATGTTTAAATTCTCTCAATGAACCCTTGTGGCCTGAGCGTTGGAATTACGATGCTCTCATGGCTCGTAAGTCTGAAATTGGAACATTGAAGTTCACAAGAGAATACTTGTGTGTTCCTATTTCAACAGGTATGAGCCTATTTAATCCAGAATATCTAGACCTTGCTAAGAATAAAGATTTAATTTTGAAACCACTTAAAAGAGAAGGATACAAATACTATGTAGGGGTTGACCCTGCAATTTCAACAGATGGTGACTATAACGTAATTACTGTTCTTGAAATGGACGAGAATGAAAATAAGAGCATCGTATATATTGACCGTTCTAAGAATGTAGAGTTTAGAGAGAACATTCAGAAGGTTAAACTCATTAACTCAATGTTTCGTCCTGAAGTTGTTCTTTTTGAAACTAACACTTTCGCAAAGTCATTTACTCAGGAGTTACGACAAGTTGCAGATATTAATGTTCACGACTTTAATACCACTAGACGTAAGAAGCAAGAGATTATTCTCAACTTACAGATGACCATTGAAAATAAGAAGTTACATTTCCCATATGGCAATGAAGAGAGCAGAAGAGTTACTTCTACTCTAATCGAAGAATTGTCTATGTTTGCTATTACGGACTCCGGCAAGTTTGAAGGCATCGGGGCGCATGACGATATGGTGATGAGTCTTGCCTTAGCGAATGCAGCCACATATCAAGCCTCAGAAGCCTTCATTCTGCTCGACGACTTAGACATATTCGGCAACAGTCCGACGGCTACACCGCGTCCACAACGGGGCTTCATAGGTCTTAATTTTTGAGGGAGTAATGGGGGTAAGGTCATGGTTAAGAAAATGTTCATCCCAAATTACAAAAAATTAGTATCTAGTGCTAATCCTAATAACTTAATTGTTTTATCTACATTATCTTTAGAAAGAGCAATTATACATAAAGAATTCAGAGTGCCAAGTGATTTAGGGACTAACTTTAAGCCAAGAGGAGGTTTTTGGTATTCTCATCCTGACGCTGATTTATCTTGGTCTGAATGGAATTTTTTGGAAGGGGCGGCAAAGATAAGAGAACCTGCCACTAAACATTTATATGAAATTAAAAGACCTGTTTTACATTCTTATAGAATTGATACTATAGATAAATTAATAGATTTTACATTAAAATTTGGAATTATTGATGGACGCACAATTTATGATATTGATTGGAATAAAGTTGCTTTAGAATATGGAATTATAGATTTAGATGCTTTTAGGTTAGGACGAATGTCAAACACCGTTGGTCATGAAATCCCAAAAGACCATCCTAAATGGCAGGCTTTTAAAGATAAAGATAAAAATAAAACAGAAAGACCGTGGCCGAATTATTATATTTATTGGCATAGAACTTGGGACATTGACGGTGGAGTAATCATTCAGGATTTTGATGTTGAAATAGTTAAGGTTTTATATGCACCTAGAAAGGAAATATTAGAATTAATAGAGCAAAATCATGACTTATCAGACAAAATAGTAAGAGTATTAGATTTGGATTATTTACCTAATGAGATGGACCCAACAACTGCCGGAACTGAAAGATATCGTTCAGAATGGAAAGAACAGTTAAGGAGGAAGAAAAATGCCGACAGCAGATGAATATAGACAAGCATCGGAAACGATGAACAGGCTAGCCGAATTGAAAGACGATGAAGAAGAAGTTAAGGATGAGGCCAAAAGGGTCTTAGGTGTTGAATTTAATATGTCAGACACTATTGCTACTTCTCTTAACATTGGACCTGTTTTTTCCGAATTAGAAGAAATTAACAAGTTATCTAATGATTTAAGTATCAACGCTACACAAGCAAGAAAATACCTAGACGTGTTTCCAAAGGAATACATTGTCAAGGAGCAAACTGTCCCTGATTTGATTAAGAGTCTCAGAAAAGCAAGAAGAGCGTTGAAAGGGGACGATAGAGACAAAATGAGTAAATCTATTGATACTCTTATTGAAGCATACTCAGACCACATCAGCAAGTGTATTGATTCAATTTATTGGGTTAGCCCATACCGCTCTGCTCTTATAAAAATGAGATTTAATGAAAAGGACTTACACAAGTTGTATAAGATGAAAGACAAGGAAATGCGTCGAGAAGTAGTAGATTCTCTATGCAAGTATTGGGAAGCAGAACAAAATCAAAAAGATATGGCTTATGGTAAAGACTTCGCTTCTCTTCAGAAAACTATGAAAGTTGCAAAGAAAGAGTTTAGAGATTGCATTGCTAAAATTTCAGACCAATCAATTACCAAGTCTAAGAAGGAAAGAATCGAAGACTTTATTTTAAAGGCAGTATGTGATTCTCCCGGAATTAGTGCAGGTCAAATTCATGATTCAATGCCTAGTGTTTTATATAAATCATCAAGCCCTTCATCTATTTCTCAACTTGTTAGAAAATTAGATGTAGTTAACAGCAATGGTTCTTTATATAAATTTTCTTCGGAAATTAAGAAAAACATTTGGGCATATACGGCTGCCTTTATTGATTCAGATGGTTACATTACTATGGATAGAAGCCATAATCCTCGCGTTGGTCTTATTGCTACGGGCGAAAGAGGAAAGGCTTTTATGCAAGAAATGTATAAGAGCATTGGATTTGGTCGTCTTCACTTAGACCAAAAATCACCACAAGATACCCGACCCGTGAACCGTCTTAACTTCTATTCTCAAGATGATGTGTATAATCTTTTAACTAAGTGTCTTCCTCATTTTAGAATGAAGAAAGGTAATGCAGAATTACTTCTTGAATTAGTTCGTATGAAGAAATCTCATAAATCTCAGTCTTGGTATAAAGAGCGTTGTGATGAAATCTTCAAGTTAATGAAGTGGGAGAACCATAAAGACCACGTTGGGTTTGATTTTGCAAAAGAAGGTATTTATGTTGATGATATTTCCAAATTTCAAGCCAACAGTAAAATGTCTATGATGGATGAATTGGAAGGTATTGGAACTATTATTAAATTTGATAGAGTAGGTCTTGAACAAACTTATCCTGACTTAAGAAAATTACCTGACGAAGCAGTAAGAGAATTTGAAAGGAAGATTAATGATAGATTCAACTCTAAATCTGCTAGCGAAATTATTAGAGATTTGCTCACTAAATATAGGAACCAACTTAGGTCGTTCCGAAAAAGCGAAGGAGTCAAAGAAAAATTAGAAAAGGGGTTCCGTTATGCCTAATCCCGATTGGAAATACAGACATTGCTGTTATAATGCAATGGCTACATATCGTGGTTATCCCCACGGTTTTTGTCGTAAGTGTTGGATAAAATACGGAAAACCTCAACCTATGAAGAAGATGCAGAACGTCTATATACGGCGGGTCAAATGGTGGTTCAGGCGGTGGTTCAGAAATGGCTGACGCTCCCCGCCGATTCTCCGTAACTAATTTGTTTAGGAGACAAACACCCAAACCTGCCGATAGGCAAGTTTTTAACATGGGCATTCAGGAACGCCATTATCAACACATGATGACGGCCCCTATTATTTATGCTCTTCATCAACAATCAGTAATTGTTAGAACCTGCACAACTCAATTAAAACAAGAAGTCTTCCGAAGAGGATATCTTTGGGAGAAAGCATACGAAGCCAGATGTAAAAGTTGCAATAAGGAACACCAAAAGCCCGTTGAAGAATGTGCTAGGTGTGGTGCTATGGAATTGGAAAAACCTGACCCTAAGCAACTTATTTATGCTGAAGAATTCTTGGATGGTTACATTAACAAAGCAGAACAATTATTCATTGATGTTCTCAAGGAATTAGAGGACGACCTCAACATTATGGACGACGCATATATCGTTCTTGTTAAGGAATACTTTATTGACGGTAACGGTAAAATCCGAATGCATCGTATTAAAGAAATGTATCGTGGCGACCCTGTAACTATGCACATTTATTCCGATGAAGATGGGATTCGAGGAACAAAGGGTTTTACCTGTGTTAATCATAGAAGTATGTTATCAACAGAACCACATGAGAATTGCGAAGCCTGTGGTGGAGTATTACTTCCCGTTCATTATGTAAATAGAGCGCACGGAGAAGACCAACATTTCTTAGAAGGTGAAGTGCTTCATTTCAGTAAATACAGCCCATCTCGTTTGTATGGTATGTCTCCTATTCTTACTCTTTATAATTTGATTATGACCCTTATTGCTATGGAGAATTACGTCAATTCTTCTTACACTAAGAGTCGTATGCCTCGCGGTCTTCTTGCTGTTCAAACTAGAAACATGGACTCCATGCGTTCTTTTTGGCGTTCAGTAAAGGAAAAGATGGAAGCCGACCCTCACTTTATTCCTGTAATGGGGATTGAAGCAGAAAGTGGAAAGGGAGCAGTTGAGTGGATTAAGTTCATGGATAGTCTAAAAGAAATGGATTATGTCGCAGTAAAGGACGACTTACGCGACAGAATTTCCGCTTTCTATGGTGTAAGCAAAGTCTTTATGGCTGATAACACAACAAGCGGTGGGCTTAACAACGAAGGTATGCAAATTCTCGTTACTAACCGTGCAGTTCAAATGGCGCAACGTGTGTATAATGACTACGTTTTTCCATATTTAGTTAAGCAATTCGGTATTACAGATTGGAAACTTAAACTACCTCCATCCGAGGAGGAAGATGAAATTGCTGTTCTTAGAAAGCGTGAATTAGAAATTAACCTTGCCGCTTCTATGAAAAATATTGGCTTTGAAGTTGATATGGACGAAGACGGACAATTTACTTTTAAGAAACCTCCACCTGAGCCAAAACCCGAAGAACAAACTAAAGGTGAAGAAGGAGCAAAAACTGACCCATTAGCAGGTTCTAATTTAGACCAACGCGACCTTGATGAAATGCAGAGAACAATGCTTGAGGGTGGAACTTCTAAGCCCCAAGAGAACCCACCGGCCACAAGGAATAAAGCACGGAACAGCGTGGGACCGGATAAGAGATTCACAGGATTACCTGAAGATGCGGGTAATCAAAATGTTGATAGAAGAAGTGAAAGGAGGATTCCTTGATGTGGAAAGATAAACTACTAAAAGCAGAAAAACTACCGGGAACTCCTGATGTTTTAATTTCTCTTGGACAGGTTTTGAAATACTTGGGTAAATTAATTGATGATGATGATATATTTGGTTTTTTTGAGAAACCTTACAAATATCAACCTGAATATGATACTTTAATAAAGATTGCTGAAAAATATGATTTAAGAAGCAGGAATGGAGAACCAAACATTGTGTTATTTATGGATTATGAGAACCCCGAATACAACCAAGAAGCAGTTGATGAAGCAATACGGATGATGTGATATTATGACCGAAGACTTAAAACAAAAAGAGATTAGACTCCGAAAGGAGTTAGCACAAGTTAGAGCGCAGACCGCTATTGATGAACGCCGAATTGAAAAGAATCGTGACTTCTCAATGGGCGTCCCAACTGATACTTCGCATAAGGCTATCCCGACTTCAAGGGATTCTCCTGATGCAGTATTGCTTCCTTCACATCGTCGCGGTAAGAAAGAGAATATTCCCTTTTGAGGTGATTTCCGATGTGGAAAGACCTTCTTACCAAAGCAAGCGGTAAAACGCTTGATGATGTTGCTAAATTCATTCTCGCAAAGAGAGAATATGATAGACTTTCAAAACTTAGCGAATATCAGGAAGGAAAGAATAGAATCATTATCAATGCTCAGGAATATGAGGCTTGGTTTAATCCTAAGGAAATTCAACCTCGCACTACCCAAACACCTCCAAGTCTTAAAGATGTTCCTAAAACCGGGCAAACCTTTGACTTAAGATATACAAGTAAACACGGATTAAGAGAGTCTGCTAAATATTGGGCTAAGTATATTAAAAGTGGAGAAAAGACTAAAGAGGAAGCAGTAGAGGCACTTAAACGATATTTCGATGGTAACGAGGAAAATGCTACAAAATACCTCAATGATATATTAGGGGAAGTTAATAAGGCTATTGAGCCTAAATATGGTAGTAGGAAAATAGATGTTCTTTCGTATGTAAAGTTTGGCGAATATACTGAAGAACAGCACTTTTGGAACAGTCATTTAGGAAGAGTTAGAGAAGGGCAGCAGCAAATTGATATGATGATGCAATCTGCTCTTAGGAAAAATCCAAAAGATGTTAAATTGAAAAACCTAGCAGAAGGTATTGAAAATGCGTTTACTGCTTTCTATGATAATAATAAAAAATATAGAGCACAAAGAAGAAAGGAATTGGGTTCCAAGGGTGAAGAAACAGCAAGAGAAACTCCTGAAATTCAACCTGAAATGGAAAGCATTATGGCCGTTCCTGAAGGCAATATGCTTCTATTAGAATCAATTAATGATTCATTTAAGTCATTAAGAAAAGATATGTCTGATGTTGAAAAATATGAGGTCTTCTCTAAAATTTTATCAGACACTCCAGAACTAAAATTCCATTTCTTAAGCCTTCTTATTAAAGGAAATGCTGATGAATTACTTCAATATACCTTTTCGGGTAAAATTTCCAATGGGGAAATTGTCAGCGGTCGTTTAGTTAAAACTCCCGGCAAAATTAATCCCAACAGTAGGCTTTACAGTAAATATCTAAGCGGTATTAAGTCATTGCTTAGAAAAATTGACGGATATGATGATGAAGTATTAGACCTTGTTAAATATGCAAGGGAAGCCTTAGGTATTAAAAGAAAAATTCCGGGAGTAAATCTTACTCGACTAACTTCTTCTGCTAAATCAAACCTTTCTTCTATTAGACGTGAACGTGTAAAGGAAGTTAGAAGTAAACAAAAGGAGCAAAGCAGAATAAGGATTGCTTTTGGAAACAGATTGAATTCTTTCAAGGAAGTCATTGAAGACAATTCTGGTGCTATTCCCTACTCTAAGAAAATGAAGGCTCGATATTCTGCTTTTGAAAACGATTTGAAAGAATTACTTAAAGAAATTCTTGATGATAAGTTTGAGGAAATGTCTCTTGAAGAAAGACGTGCTGTTATTCAAAGAAATATTGAAGAAGCAAAGAGAGGGACTGTTTCTATTCCTTACAACAGAAGAGTCCGTATGAAAGTGGACGCAGTAGGGACTCAACCATTAACTCAAGCAATTGTTGATAAGAAATATAATGAACGCTACATGAAACTAATGGATAGATTAGATTCTATGAAAGATGACCTTGTTCTCGATAGAGAGAACCGACTCAACAAATTAATGAAAAATTTCACTAACTTCATGGAAGAGTTGGAATACCTTGAATCTATTATGGGAATGCTTTCATCAGAAAACATTCAGTCTAAGTTGAAGGAAATTCAAGAATTTACTAATGAAAGGCAAGATATCCTAGAAGAGCAAATGGAATTAGCAAAGGAAATCTTAGATGATTATATTGATGATATGGACGAAGAAATTCTTAAGGAAAAGGACGCCATTGATGGTGTCTTTGAGCAACTAATTAGAAATGAAATAGAGCCAACTGATTTAGATAACGAAGACATTAAGTCAAGTTATGAAGACGCTCTTGCCCTTAAAAAATACTTAACATATTACGGTAAGTTAATGACTCAGTTAGACCGTATTATTGAAGAAACAGGAGAAGGTGAAGAAGAATGACGTGGGACTATTACGGTGATGGTGAAAACTTCATCTATAAGGCTGAAAGCAAATCAACTAAAGGTCTTCTAGATAGCCTCGATGAAAAACAAAGAAAGAGATTAAAGAAGGTATTGAGTGCCGCTGAACCCTCTGAGTTTTTCGGTCAGGACTTTACCAAATTAGGCGACCTTATTGAGTTGCTGAAGGATTTAGAGTTAGTCAAAGCAGACAAGTCCCTTAATAAGAAAATGAAATCAATGGATGATAGGAACATTGATATTGTGGCGACGGCTAGCAAACTCCGTAAGGAGTATGAGTTACTCTATCGTCAATTAGATGATTTGGTTTATCCTGTTAAAAAGAAAGGTGATAAAGATGAATGAAGATGTATTAGAAATTCTAAAGGCTCTTACTGCAAAGATTGAGTCTCTTGAAAGAGCAGTTTATAATAACGATAATCTCCTTATGAAGTCTGGATTTGTTGTCGTTGAAAGCCCTTCTCCTTCTATGAACATCAAGAAGTCAACGGGAGTTCCTGATGTATCTAACATGGAATGGTCTGAAATCCATGAAACTGTAAAGAGACTTGGCGGTGAGTAAATTGGTTAAATATGATGAAAAAGGTGAACTGCAAGGAAATGAATCTAGTTGGCATCCAATTGACCCTAAAACAAATTTAGCAGCAGACCAAGAAAAAGATAGAAAAACAGGTCTTCCTAAATATAAAGGGGGGAAACCACGAGGCATCAATCCGCCAAAACAGGGACCAGCAAACCACCCATTATTGACGGATGCATGGCAAACATTAAACATTGCAATAAATGACCTTGCTCACGCTATGCCTGACCTTACCAAAGAACATCCTGAAATTAAGAATTCTGCATCCTTTAAACAAATAACAAAAATATTAGAGAAACTTGCTGAGTGGTCTAGAGAAGATAGAGAATATGTCCAAAGACGAGCATCATCTCCAGAATTTGAAGAAACAGATTCTAGATGGAGAAGACAGTTAAGAGGTGAGTAAAATGCCTGAAAAAGTTACACCTGAAGAAAGATTAGTTAGCCTCGCTATTGAAAAAGCCCGTAAGGTAAAAGAAGCATTAAGCCAACGTGAACCAACTCAAGTAATTGATGTTGAACATGGCGGTGAAATGGAAAAGGTTAAACGGCCAAAGGCTCAGAATGATACTAGCAAAATTGATATGCAAAAAGAAGAAGGATTTGGACTTGGTGGCGCACAAGTAAAGAAAGCCAAGTTTAGCGGGCCACCTAGAGAACACGCAGGTTATCCTTATGCATACGGAGGTCTGCGTGGACTTATTAATACAATGAGTATGTATGTTAAAAACCTTAGCAATGACCCTGATTTCAAAGACAATAGCAATGTAACGCAATTAGTCAAACTTATTGAAATGGCAAAGGAAATTGAGCATGAAAACCTAAAATATGGTGATTCTGGAGATAGAACCGGCATTAGTAGAACTGATGAAAAACTCGTTCTTGACTAACTATTTATGTGATTTACATGCCTCTTCTTCTTGATAAAGAAGAATCTCCATCTGAGGAGATTATTCGCTTATTTGAGAAGACTCGCGTAGCGTATCTTTCTGCAAGGGAAGACCCTAAAGAATACGGTGGACGTTGGCGAAAAGCCATCGAAGATTTACGCTCTGCCTATTCTAAGACAAATGCACTAGGAAGTATTCTTGAAGACTATATTAATAAGAACGAGTTAGAAAATAAAGAGGCAGCAGACCCGACCTCTCAAATTGCTAGCCGTGTATATGAAAGTGTCAAAACTATGAGACTTTCTGCTGATGAGTCTAATGACCCCTTTGTTAGAAAATATAAGGATAAGGTTTTAGAAGTATTACTCGGAGAACCTGAAACGATGGCTAAGTTTGTCCATTATGCTTTAAGAGATTCTAAAAACGCGCTTCCTGAGAAAGTCTGGAAGATTAAAGACATGGAACCGGACGAAATTACCGCAGGCTTCCACGGCCTTGACTTGGAAGCAGACGACATAGCCCTGTATATCATCGAGCAATACGGTGATGGAAAGGACTCAAAGAAGGTCGAAGCCGCAGTTGATGAAGCATTTGATATGTTAGAGATGTTTTATCTCTCACAACACAAAGAAGAGGAATGGGAAGATGTTCAAGAAATTGAGAAAGCAGAAACTAAGTCTGAAGAAGAAAAGGCTCAGTCTGATTTCTTGATTCCAAATAAACCAATGTATAGAATTTTTGACATTGAAGATTTGAATGAACTCCGTGGCTTTAGTGGAGATTGGATTATTCAAGAAAAATACGATGGTATGAGAATTCAAATTCATAAGATTGATAACAACATCAAAATTTATTCATATAATGAAAAGGATATTACTTCAAAATGCAAAGAGCAAGTTGAAGAAATGAAGCAAAAGCAATACGGGGACTGTATTCTTGATGCTGAACTTATTCTTTTTGATGGTGACGAACCTCTCCATAGAGCAGATACAATCGCTCACATATTTAAGGGTAAATATCCCGATGCTAAATTGAGAGCGCACGTATTTGATATTATGCGTCATGAATCCCGCGACCTTGTTGAAGAACCATTGGAAGATAGAATGACTATTTTATTCAATAACTATTCTGCTAACTCTTCTGAAGCAGTAGCATTCCCTTCAAAGAAAGATACTAGAACGGCTGACAATATTAAAGATATTGAAGCCTATGCAAAGGAAATTATGGAAATGCCAACATCTGAAGGTGTAGTCATTAAGGATGCAACTTCAACATATTACATTGGAACACGTAAGAATCCAAAGTGGATTAAGTGGAAAAAATTCGTGGACCTTGACCTCATCGTTCTTGATGTGAAGAAGACCAACAGCAATCTATACTCTTACACCCTCGGAGCAGGGCCAACAGAAGGTGAAGGGAAATACTTCAAGGAAATAGACGGTCGGACCTATATGGACGTAGGGAAGGCTCTTAACACGAAAATTTCTGCTAAGTTAGGTGACATTATCCGCGTGAAAGTGGACGAAGTGAAGCCCTCCGATGATAGATTTACCGTTTATTCAGCAAAGGTAATTGAAATTCCTGAAGTTGAAGAACCAGACAAGGTTATTACTTTAGAGATGTTATCGAAAGACACCAAGAAGTCTTTGAATTATGACGTGTCTGCATTTGAAAAAGGAATCAAGGTTACTGATTTCATTCATGGAGAGGCTACACTTATCATTAAATCTTCTATGAACGGATTCAATATTTATGGATTTGAAGAAGACAACTTAATGTCTAAAAATGCTATTGCTGATTTAGATATGTGGAAGTCTCAAGCAGAAGAAATTATGAAAACAAAACAAGGAGTTTTGGCTACTGCAATTATCAACTACCTTCAAGAGAATGGACCAAAGACAATTAAACAATTACATAACTTCTTGAAGAAAACGGTATCTGAATATGAAGATATCTTAGAAAGTAAGGAAACTAAATTACTTGATTGGGCGCAGGAAAGAGATGGCATTTCCTATGACCGTGAAGAAAAGAAAATCTATGCTGAAGGAGATAAGGTAGTCAAAGCAGACTACAAAACTCCTGAAGAATATTTAGATGGTAAGTTCAAAATTTACTTAAGAGATGATGATAATCTAGATTTAAGTATTAAATTGGGTGATGAGAATTTGATTTGGTATATTGAATTAGATTCTGAAGATGCGCTATTTGATTTATTTGGGAAGGCAGGAAAATATCCTGCTATGGTTGCTAAGACAAAGAGCCGAGGTAAGGTAATTGATTACGGCGATATCAAGTTAGGCATTCAAAGAGATGGCTATCACGAATATTTCTTAAAAGGAAATAAATTTGAAACTAAGATGCATCTAAGAGTTGTTCCTGTTAAGGGCAAAAAGATGTGGCTTGCATGGACAGGCTTTAAGCAGACACCGGCTGATAAAGAAGGTGACGAAGGCAAATGGAACATTTACGAGGACAGGTATAATTCCTTAACCATTCCTGAGGCTTGAAGCGAGGTCATTATATACCCTAAGGAGATGGAAGAACATGAGAGGAATGCAGACCCTCCTTCAGACCAACGGTGATGATGGAGACTTTATGATTCTCAAAGGAAACGACGACTTAATGATTGGCGGATATGCGAGCATTGAAATCGTTGATAAGCAGAACGACTTAATTACACTCAAAGCACTTAACGAAGCAGTTAAGAAATTCATGGAACAAAAGTCTTTCAGAAACGTAATGACTAACCATTCAAATGTTCAAGTCGGAGAAGTAGTTGATTCTTACCGTGATAAGTCAGGAAGACTATGGAAAACAGAAGTTGATGATGTTGGCTTTTTTGTTGTGATTAAACTCCGTGATGATATCGAAAAAGCAAAGGAAATCAATAGAGGGATTAGAAAAGGTTCTCTTCGTTCATTTAGCATTGGTGGACAAGCACTACAGAAAGTTAAAAAATCAAATTCTGAATTAGGACAATATAACGAAATTTCAAAATTAGAACTACACGAAGTCACTATTTGTGAAAAAGGTATTAACCCAGAAGCAAAATTTGACATCCTTAAACAAGAAAAAGAGGGAAAAAACATGACTGATAAGTTAGAGAAAGCACTAGCGGAATTGGATTCACTTCTTGCCGAAGTGAACACTCTCCGTAAGGAAGAAGAAGAAATGATGGTGGACGAAATGGAAACCCAAGAGTATGAAGAAGAAATGATGGCTTACTCCGATGAAGAGCAAAAAGCCGTTGTTTCGACTCTTGATGGAGCCGGTGTTGAAATCGGTGAGCCTGCTGACCGTGTAGTAATTGACGGCGGTAAGCCCCGTGCTTCCGACCTACCCGTTGTTAAGGCTTTTAGCAACGATGAGTTACAAACTCTTGACCTTTCGGTTGGGAACATTGAGAAGG